TTAGAAACACTGGGCAAAGGCCCCAAGGAGATTGACAACAAATGAACAGGTTTAGCCAGGTACCAACAGCCGATATTCAAAGGTCGAGGTTCGACCTTTCACACACGGTCACTACAACCTTCGATGCCGACTACCTCATACCATTTCCCCCGATCGAGGTGGTACCTGGCGATACCTTCAACGTCAACGCCAACTGGCTGTGCCGGTTGGCAACACCGCTCTTCCCCATCATGGACAACCTCTATCTCGACGCCTTCGCGTTCTTCGTGCCTAATCGCCTTCTCTGGAGTAACTGGGAAAAATTCTGCGGCGCCCAGGACGATCCGGGAGATTCTATCGATTTCACGATCCCGCAATTGGCCGGTTCGTTATCCGGCGTCGGCACGATCTGGGATTACTTCGGACTACCAGCCGGCGGACAGCTTAGTTCAGCCGTCTCATTTAGCGCGCTCCCGCCGCGTGCCTACCATCTTATCTGGGACGAATGGTTTCGAGATCAGAACCTACAAGATAGCGAACCTGTCCAGACAGGAGACTCCGGCGACGCTACAGGCGACTACGCGCTGCTTAAACGCGGCAAACGCCACGACTATTTCACCAGCTGCTTGCCTTCACCCCAGCGCGGCGATGCCGTAGATCTTCCACTCGGCACATCAGCCGACGTCATCGGCGATTCATCCGGCAACGAGCAACCAACATTCGACTCAGGCGATACACTCGCCAGCACGCTCACCGGCAGCCAAGTCGATGCATCTGTATCACTATCAGGCGGCGCACCTACCAGCTCGTCCGCACTAGCTTGGGACGATCCCAAACTTGTCGCCGACCTAAGCACCGCAACAGCAGCAACCATCAACGATATTCGCCTAGCATTTCAAACCCAGCGTCTACTCGAGCGCGATGCCCGATCAGGCACCCGCTACATCGAATCGATACAGGCCCACTTCGGCGTCACGGTACCCGATTTCCGGCTTCAGAGGCCGGAGGTGCTAGGCCTGGGATCAGCACCAATCAACATCACACCGGTCGCACAGACCACGTATCAGGGCACAGCCACCGACGAAGACGCCAAAGGCTCTCTCGCGGGCTTCGGCACCACCTCCGGAAAGCTGAGCTACAGCTATTCAGCCGTTGAACACGGCATCATTCTTCACTTCGTCTGTGCACGAGCGGACATCAAATATCATCAGGGCCTCGACCGATTCTGGTCAAAAGACACGAGATACGATTTCTACTGGCCCGTCCTTGCTAACATCGGGGAACAAGCCGTTCTTAACTCCGAGATCTACGCGGACGGCTCTGCGAACGACGATTCCGTCTTCGGCTACCAGGAACGCTATGGCGAAATGCGCTACATACCCAGCCGTCTCACCGGCTTAATGCGACCAGGCGTATCCGGCACACTCTCCGCGTGGAATCTCGCGGAGGACTTCTCAACGCTACCGACACTCGGCGCCACCTTCATCGAAAGTAACGCAGGCGAGGGCCTAGACCGAGCCATTGCGGTCAACACGGAGCCTCATTTCATTGGCGACTTCGCATTCAATATCAAAGCCGCACGCCCGATGCCCCTCTATGGCATTCCGGGCAACCTGGACCACTTCTAGTGGACGATCAACAATTCTGGGATCTGGCGTTCTGTTCAATAGCTTCACTTCGGTTTCATCCGAAAAATGACGGAACGGCCAGCCCCCAATCAAAAGTAGAATTCGCGGCGTCAATCGCCGACAAAATGCTGGAGGAACGAAATAATGCCATGGGGAGTAGCAATAGCCGGGGCCCTATCAGCGGCCGGGTCGATCTACGGAGCGAACAAAGCAGAGAGCGGCCAATCAGGCGCGAACGAAGTAAATATCCGCTTGGCGAAGGAGAATCGAGCCTTTCAGGAGCGGATGTCAAATACGGCGGTACAGCGTAGGATGCTCGATCTCAAAGCCGCCGGCATCAATCCAATACTCGCCGGCAAATACGACGCATCCAGTCCCGCCGGCTCACTAGCACAAGTAGGCAATCCCGGATTGGCCTACGCACAAGGTCTCGGCCAAGCCAGCGCGGCACTTTCTAACACAGCACGCGCCATGACGGTGCCTCAGGAGCTAGACCTCCTAAAAGAACGCACCGGTCTAACCCAGAACCAAAAAGAGGCCCTTGGCGTCATATCCACTATGAGCGGAAAAGCAGGAGAGTTTCTCGATAAGCTCATAGAAAAAGCCGAGGAGCTTGACCTCGGCTCACTCGACTGGCAGTCGATCATCAAACAAACATGGACACAAACAACCGGAGAGGCTACTCCCCAGGTGTTAATACAGATCCTCAAAGACAATTTTGAGGCTACACCGGGCGGAGTAGCCGACCAAACCATCAAATGGATAAAGGACCAATAACATGTCAATGTTACCGATCACACCCAAAGTCTACGACGACGGCCGCACCGAGCAGTGTCACAAAGACGCCTGCGACATCAACAAAATCATTGCCAGGCACGCACGTGCTGGCACACTCAGCCATCTGGAACAGTATGGCAAACAATACGGCGACCTCGCGGGCTTCGATTTCTTCGATGCCCAAAAACAAATGGCAAAGGCAAAAACCATCTTCCATGAGCTGCCCAGCGAACTACGACGTGAATTCGGTAACGATCCAACGAGATTTTTCGAGTACGTAAACGATCCGAAGAACGTCGACAAACTCGCTCAGCTCTTACCTGCCCTTGCCAAACCGGGCACTCAGATGCCCCAACCAAACAAGGGAGCCGTCAACGTCCCGCCCAGCGCCGATCAGAGAGGCGCGGCAGCGGACAACACTATAGCGAGCCCGGCGAGCGAGTCAGCGGCCGTCTCAGACGACTCAGGAGCCTCTCAGGCGACCACCGACGATCAAACGAAGTGATTATCGAAAACCGCAAGCTTGGCGTCGACGATCCGTTCAGGATCGCCCCGAAGGGGTGCCGCGTAGCGGCATCCAGCCCCGCTTGCGGTTTGCGGTTTTCGATTTCGTCGAAGTTAGCCAGTACACTCTACTAGATGTGTACTGGCGCACTGACAGGATTTAGACTAAACTCAGCAAAAGCGTCGGGTCCGCTTCCCCCCGCCTCTGGGGGGTTTTTAACTAAACAGGAAACATTATGAAACGCCAACCAATGTCACGCTCCAAGTCAAAGAGGCTGTTCCGCAACACCGCGATGCGCACCCATGCGCTCAACGCCCCGCGAAAAACCATCATGCGCGGCGGTTACCGGCTCTAATGCGTGACCTGCTACCATCCGCTGAAAGGCTATAAGGACCCGATCTCCGGTGGCTGGACCTCAAAAAAACAACCGACAAAAATGGACGTTGCGTGCGGTCAGTGTCTTGGCTGCCGCATTGACCATAGCCGGATGTGGGCTATGCGATGCGTCCACGAAGCAAGCCTGCACGAGGACACTGGTGGAAACTGCTTCATTACTCTTACATACCGTTCAAAGCTCGAAGCCGATGCCGAAGGATACGGCGAATACCACATTCCGGACAACTGGTCCCTTACCCACACCCACGTCCAAAAATTCCTCAAACGCCTCCGAGCAAAATACGCCGACAAGCGCATCAAATTCTTCGGCTGCGGCGAATACGGAAGTATCTGCTCTCACCTGGTTGATGTCGATCATTGTGACGTTTGCAACGTGGGCCGCCCTCACTATCATCTGCTTCTATTCAATCACCGCTTTGACGATCTTCTACCGATCGGCCAAAGAAACGGTGTTCTCTACTACACTAGTCCGGAACTTGAGGAGCTATGGAAATATGGCAACGTCCAGGTCGGTGAAGTCAATTTTGAAAGCGCTGCATATATTGCACGGTACTCCCTCAAAAAAGTTAATGGCGACCGAGCCGCCGATCACTACGTTGTATGTACCCCCGACGGATCCATCGAGCCCGTCAACCCTGAATACATCCGCATGTCCACAGGACGAAAAAAAGGCGAAGGAATAGGAGCGAAATTCTATGAGCATTACAAATCCGATTTCTTTCCAAGGGACTCTTCCCCTATACCTGGCAAACATGCAATTAAAAAAGTACCTCGCTACTATGAGGAGATCTTCAAACAATCCGATCCCGCTCTACACGAGCAGATCAAAGCCAAAAGACTGTCATACAAAAAACAAAACCCGGAGGAGTACACGCCCGAACGGTTGGCATCCAAATACAAAGTAAAAAAAGCTCAAGTATCAATGTTAAAAAGAGGACTCGACTAATGAAAAAAGCATGCTATAGCATCAACAGAAAAGCCGGTTACGTAACCATTTACAACAACGACACGGAGTATCCACTGGAAATGTGGGACGAGTACAAAACCGCTAATGATTGCACACACCAGGAGGTAGCCGATCAGCTGCTAGCTTATTCGGAGCAACAGGAGCAGTCAGTATGAAGCTAAACGCATATTGCATCTTCGACACCGCCGCCGGAACTTACCAGCGGCCCTTCTTCATGAAATCAGACCAGGAAGCAATTCGAACATTCGGAGACCTGGCAAAAATGGACGATCACCCTGTCGGCCAACACCCGGAGGACTACTCACTATTCCGGGTCGGCGTATTCGACGACAATAACGCCAAATTCCAATCAGAGGATCGAGAATGCCTCGTTCACGCCTTAGAAACACTGGGCAAAGGCCCCAAGGAGATTGACAACAAATGAACAGGTTTAGCCAGGCACCA